ATAACATCTCAAAATCTGCCTCAGTGGCCATCTCAAACATATACTTAACCATATTCTTGTATGGTATCTGATACAAGAATGCTTTATCTTCATGATCACCAGGTAAAAAACCTATCTCTCTGGTGGCTACAAGCGATCTAACAATGTATATCTTCTCATAAGGTGTGTCTGGATTAAAGACATCACATAGTGCCTTATAGAGTGATATAAATGTCTTTCCTGTTCCTGCGACACCATAGGCAATTAGATTCTTACCCGCATCATATGATTCAAATAACTTTTTCTGATTCTCTGTGAGAGGTTCTATGACTCTCAACATATCAGCATTTATAGGCTTTCTTCTTTTCATTTGCTTTGCTGTTAAACCAACTCCGATTGGTTGGATTCCGTTTTTACTTTTTCTTGGCATACTTAGATAGGTCTTACGTTAGAACGGGGTGCTTTGGATGCTTTATGAAGAACATCATTCCAGCCTGGATGTGACTTCTTCAATTTGTCATATATCTCTCCAACCTCTCCGAGGTTTGCTACTCCAGCGTTCCAATCTTTATCCCAATCAGGATTCTCTTTTCGCCACTCATCATATGCCACCATTGACATAGAGAGTTCTTTTTTCTCACCAGTTTCTTTGTTAATAACAGGGTATGTTGGCATATTGTTAAGTAAGGTAAAGTTATTTAGACCCATTCAAGGGCTTCAGATACTGTAGGGAACTGTTCGGTAAACACTTTGCGACATGCTTCTGCGATATCCATATGTTCCTTCTGTGTTCCGTGTGCAGATCTTAGATCGATGTAATGTATCCAAGAACGACAAGAACCTGTCATGTATATCTTGGTAGGAGTGCATAGTGGTAACACCATTCTAGCACACTCTTTTGCAACACCCTCATCAATCATTTGATTATACAATGCTTGTGCAGAACTGAATAGAGTAATCATCTGTGCCTCTAACTTTTGTCTCACAAATGGATCAAGATCATCAGTTGAGTTTTGACGATTCTTTTTATCTTGTCTTCTCAGTTCTGGTAATTCAATCTTTCCAAGCTCATTACTCTGAGCATACCTTTGAGAAAACTCTTGGAATGTAAAACTTCTATGTCTTAATATCTGTGCTGCGATTGCACGAGTAGTTTCAATCTGCAAAGTCATAGATGACTGTTCAAAAACAGACCAATGATTATGCTTGATACAATATCTTAATAACCCTGCATAGTTTGGGTTGTCTTGATTATTTGGATTAGAAACTCTGGCAATATGTGCCATCGTTTTCTCTGCATCGGGTGTGATGCTAACCAGTGATACTTGCATTAGTCGGAACCGTCGTCATACATTTCATCATAGTCAAAGTTTCTTGCTGCCACTGCCTCATTACTTTTATAGGCATCAATATCTGAATAAACTTCAGATTCCAACTCCTCTACAATTTCTTTTAGAGCCATAACCAGAACTTTTAGTTTTGCTTTGTTCATGAGATTACTTTTCAGCTAATTATAATATAAAAAAAGAGGGGTGTAAACCCCCTCTGTTTTATTTTCCATATAGAAACTGAACTTCAGCATTTATG